CTGATGATAGTTGGAAACATGACTATAGGGGAGAGTATTACTCATTACCCGACAGAAACTTAAGAGCCACTACACTAGAAAAGTTTAAAGTAAAGTGTGAGAAAGATGATAAAGGTAATGTAATTAAACACCACTACCCATACCATAATCAACAGAATGATATGGTAGGTATTAAAACAAGAGTTGTTGCAGGTAAGAAGTTCTTTGGTTCGGGGAACACCAGTAGTAAGAATAAACTATTCGGACAAAACATATTCAGTAAGGGAGGTAAGTTCGTTACTGTAACCGAGGGTGAGTTAGATTGTATGTCTGCTTATGAGATGTTTGGTTCTAAATGGGCATGTGTTTCTGTCAACAACGGTGCTAATGCAGTTGACAATATTAAAAATAATTTAGAATGGCTAGACTCATTTGAAACAGTAGTATTATGTTTCGATAGTGATGAGGCAGGAAGAGATGCAGTCAAAAAAATAGCACCTATCCTTGGTGCTAACAAATGTAAGATACTTACACTATCCAAATACAAAGATGCGAGTGATTACCTACAGAATAAAAAGGGAGACTTATTCTATGACGAATGGTGGAATGAAAGTAAACCCTATACTGTAAGTGGTGTAGCTACAGTTGAAGAAATGCGAGAGGCTCTATTACAATATAGAGATACTGAACTCATACCACTACCCGAATCATTTGGAAACTTAAACCATATGATGAGAGGAGGTATAGCAAGAGGAGAGTTAGTTAGTATTATTGCACATACTAGTATTGGTAAAACTACTATACTTAATGAGCTGATATATCACTTCGCTACCGAAACCAAAGAGAAGATAGGTTGCTTTATGGTAGAGGATAATATTGACGAAACAATTAGAAAGGTTGTTAGTGTGCATACGGGCAAGAACCTACAACTAATAACACCTAAAGACCTAAATGTAGATGTTATTATGAAACAAGCATTGGACATAGGTTTTGCCTCACAGATACAATTACATAATGATGGTGGTGGTAGTATTGATATTGATGAGATGTTTTCAAAGATTAGATACTTCATTAAAGGTCTAGGATGTACTGTCATACTTGTTGACCCACTACATACTGCTATTAAGAATCTATCTAATGAGAATATTGAAGAGGTAATGGATAGGTTCATAAAAATTTGTAAGGAAACTAAAGTGGCTGTTATATTAAGTACACATACAAGAAAGCCCGATGATGGTAGCCACCCTCACAAAATAAGTGAGTATGATGTTAAAGGTAGTGGTGCAATACCACAAGCATGTCATACTAATATTCTTTTCTCAAGAGATAAACTAGCAGAGGATGAGTACACTAAAAACTCAACAAGAATAAGAGTACCAAAGTTAAGGAGAACTGGTCAGACTGGAGAGGCAGGTTGGGCATACTTTAACCCTGATTTTTCAAGGCTAGAGAAAGGACACAACCCTGATATGGGTAAGGACTTTAATGAGGACTTTTAGTTGCGACATAGAAACTGATGGTCTAAATCCTAAAATCATATGGTGTATAGCAGTACATAATATAGATAATAATAAGACTACTATATTCAATAACAGAGAAGAGTTCAATACATTAGAGTTGTTTAAACTATGGTTGTTGAGTGAGGTCGATGTTCTTGTGTTTCATAATGGTATTGGTTTTGATATACCCGTACTCGAAAGACTATTGGATGTTGACTTCTCTCATATAAAGATAGAAGACACAATGATTATGAGTCAACTAGATGAGCCAAGGAGAGATGGTGGACATTCACTTGCTAGTTGGGGACAACGTCTTGGTTTTCCTAAAGGCGACCACGAAGATTGGTCTAAGTTGTCAACAGAAATGATAGAGTATTGTAAGACAGATACAATAATAACTGGAAGACTATACACAATACTAAAACAAAAGGGATTAAGTAAGGACGCAAAAGAACTTGAATACATAACAAAGAAACACTGCTCTGAACAAGAGAGGAATGGTTGGAAATTTGATGAGTTCAATGCAGTAAACCTATTAAGAAAAATCAATGATGATTTAAGAGATGCTGAAGTAGAAGTCCATAAGACATTCAAACCACTACCAGTATGGAAAAGTAAGAAGCCAGTGGAGAGAAGATTCAAACAAGATAAGACAAGGACAAAAGGATACCAAGCAGAGGTTGATTTACAGTGTCATACCAATGACGATGGGGATTATGGTTACTGGGCATATCCCGAATTAAATCTAGGCTCACGTCTACAAGTAGGTAGACACCTCATGCATTATGGATGGAAACCAGAAATATTTACAGAGACTGGTAGACCAAAGGTAGATGAGAGTACATTAAAGGATGTTGATATACCAGAGGCAAAACTTATTGGTAGATATTTAATGCTACAAAAAAGACAAGGACAATTAAATTCATGGCTAGAAGAAATGAACTCGGATACTGGCAGGATACATTCAAGAGTACATACTATGGGAACAGTAACACATAGAATGTCTAGCAGTAACCCCAACCTACAACAAGTAACTGCAAGTGGTAAAGAGTATGGTTCAGAAATGAGAAGTTTATTTATTGTACCTAAAGATAAAGTTATTGTTGGTGCTGACTTAAGTGGTTTAGAATTAAGATGCCTTGCACATTATATGAAAGACGAGGATTACACACAAGAAATATTAAATGGTGATATACATATAAAGAACCAAGAGTCTGCAGGATTAGACACACGTAATGAGGCTAAGACTTTTATATATGCATACCTATATGGTGGTGGAGATAAACTTATAGGTAAAATTGTTGGTGGGAGTAATAAAGAAGGTAAGAAAATCAAGGAGAAATTCCTTGAAAACACCCCAGCGTTAGCAGAATTACGTAATAGAGTAGAAAAGAACTCATACAAGGGGTACCTAAGGGGGTTAGATGGTCGTAAGATTTTGGTACGTTCTCCTCACTCTGCGTTAAATTTCTTATTACAAAGTGCAGGTGCTATAATAGCCAAGAGAGCATGGGCTATATTCCACAGTAATTGTACACTACCATACAAACAACTAGGTGTTATACATGACGAGATACAACTTGAATGTGAACCTCAATATGCAGAACAAATAGGAAAGGAAGTAGTGAAAGCAATGCGAGAGACTACTAAATATTACAAGCTACGCTGTCCAATAGATGGTGAGTATAAGATAGGGAGAAGTTGGAATGAAACACACTGATAATGTAAACCCTAGTCACTACAAGCAAGGGAACATAGAAGTAATTGAATTTATTTTAGACCAAAACCTTAATTACATGGATGGTAATGTGGTAAAATACATAACTAGATACAGACATAAAAATGGTTTAGAAGATTTAAAGAAAGCAAGATGGTATATAAACAAAATAATAGAGGAGAAAGAAAATGAAGACAATTAATACGGTAATACAAGACGTATATGACATGATGGATAGTCAGGAATGTACGGGTGATTTAAACAAGGTAGCAGATGTAGTAGGTAAGGAAGTAAGTGAGGCTTTAGTTAATGCACTAACACCTAGAGAAAACAAGAAAGGTTTACGCATGTCAGTTATAGGTAAATGTGAACGTAGTCAATGGTATGACCAAAACGACTATGAGCAGGAGCCTATTAGTGGTCAGGTATATCTTACCTTTCTTCAAGGACACATACTTGAGTCTGTACTATTAGGATTAGTAGAACTATCAGGACACGAAGTAACTGGCAAACAAGGTAAGCATACTATACATGACATTAACGGTTCACAAGACTGTGAAATTGATGGTGAGTTAGTTGATGTTAAGACTGCTAGTAACTGGAGTTTCAATAACAAGTTCAGCGAGGATGGTATTAAAGAGGACTCGTTTGGTTACATTAAACAACTAAGTGCATACGGTAAAGGTAACGATAGAGACAAAGGATATTTCCTAGCTTTCAATAAGAACAACTCACAATTAAAATTATGTGAACAGAAGTTAGAGAAGGATGTTGATACATTTATTGTAGACTTAAAAGGTAAGATGGAATTAAGTCAGCCCCCTATGAGGAGAGCTAATGCAACAACAGTAGTAAACCATAGACAAGGTGGTACTAGCTGTAAATTAGAAATGACTTGTGCATTCTGTGGTCATAAGAAGAACTGTTTTCCTGAGCTAACTAAGCGTGAGTCAGGGGGTTATACTACTTACTATGACGGTCCATATGCAGGTCCAGGGGCAAACTTCTAATGACTATAACCCTAATAGAATTAAAAGAAAAGGTAGCTCAAAACTATGACGTTTGTCTTATATGTGACGAATTAGAAATAGAGCCTGAAGAGCTACTTGAATTTTTTGGGGAAAGGCTTTGGGCTAAACGGGAAAGATTTGAAGAATACCATGAGGAGTAATGATGGGTATAATAGAAATACTACTACTTAATAATTTAATATTAATACTAGTAGGTGCATATACAATGTATAAGTATGGTGAGAAAAGGTATGAGTCTGCGGTATTAGATACTATACTACTACACCATGAGGGAAGACTAACATACAAAGCTTACATGGAGAGTGGAGTGGAGATGTTGGACATACAGATAGCACCAATGGAGGACTAATGAAGAAGAAACGACATCCTCTAATAAACAAACTAAAATATGCTTTAAGGTATGATAGGATATGGCATACTAAGGTATTCTTAAACAAAAAGAAAGAACAAAAAAAGAGAGGAGTAAAAGAATGAACCAATTACCAACAGACTATCA